TGCGAAGTGGTTTGATATGATCTACGTCCATACCATCACCCTTTGCAACACCACCTTCTTTCAGCATAACACGTCTAGCTGCGTTATTCTTCACGCGCTTGGCTATAGCCTTCTTAGTAGCACCATATGTATTATTGTGCTTCTTGGTCTGTGCCGGAGTTCTGTGTGTAACAGGATTGCGTTTTTGCATTACTTCGACTTCCTAGAAGCTGCAGCGTTATCTACAAGGTTAGGATACACACGACCAGCTTTCTTCGCCCTAGCTTTGGCAAATGCTTTTTGATCAGGTGTCAACGGAGTAGACTTCTTTACAGGGGACTTTTTCTCCCAGAACTTTTTAACTATCTTCATTACCGTACAATCCCTAAAAAAGGCGCAACTATCCTTAATTTATCTGTAAAGCTTAATTCCGTTTCTCTTATCACCTTAACCCAAACACACATTCTTTCTTCGTGTACCTTAGAAAAGAGAGTTTCTATAACCAGCAACTTTAGTTGCGGCGGGGGTTCTTACCCCCCCTCCCCCCCCATATGGGGCTAAATGGGGGTGCTTGTCAAGACCCCATAGAATTGCAAAAATGCAAACAGTACTTTGCAAAAATGCAAGACACCATATAGAATAAGGGTTACAGCCCGGCTCACGCCGTTAGCCAAAATGTGCGACAGAGTGTGGATAACTTAGATAACCACTTGCCGTAACGCAATTACGGTAGTAGCCATACTACAGCAGCACTGACGCTGCAGTGAAAGGATAATGAATATGGAAGACACAAATGTATTGCGTGGTACTATAGCTGGTGAAGTGTTTCAAGAAAACCCAGATGCTTGGGGTTACCATCTCATTATTGACGCTTGTGGGTGTAACGATAACATTAAAAGCGGAGATGCTCTTACTGCGTGGGTTCAGGAACTTGTAGAACTGATCGACATGGTTGCATATGGTAAGCCTATGGTTGAACACTTCGCGAAGCATGACCCACTCAAAGCAGGTTACACACTCGTGCAGATGATTGAGACTTCAGCCATCAATGGACACTTCGTAGATCTCAATGGTGGTGCGTATATCGATATCTTCTCGTGTAAGCCATTTAATGCACGTACAGTAATGGAGCACTTCGTTGAGTACTTCGATCCTGAAGATATGCTCGTTGGTGCTTCATACCGTGGTGTATTCACCGATGATGATGCACATGGAGCTACATCGTAATGGAAGATTATGAAGAACGGATAAGACACTTGGAATTCATGCTGGACCTGTCACGTGAGCGGGAAGCGTCGATGTCCAAGCGTGTTATGGAGTGTGAGAATCTCAAGTCACAGATAAAAAACCTTGAGAAACTCAACAGCACATATAATTCAGAGATAGAATATCTTGCGCGTATGATACAGAGGAGTAGCAAAGATGCGTAATAGCACAGCTTGGCTAGGAGAGATCATCTTCGAGGAACGCACGAAGAAAGGATACTCTTTCAATAAACTATCGGCGATTAGCGGAGTACCACTGAGCACCGTTAAGAATATGGAGACTGTGGACTGTAACCCAAGCATAAAGGCAACTATGGCTGTCCTCAACGCTCTGGGGATGGATCTAGAGGTGCTATATGCAGATACACCAAGAGAGAACTTCAACATCGTGTCTAAAGATACAAAGAGTATACCGTATGCACATAACGATGCGAGACAATACGATCACGATAATCACGCGGCATAAACTATACAGACTGATGTGGGTTCCTGTGTGGGAGATAGGCAGACAGCAACGCATAACACAGACGGTATATGCAGCAGGACCGCTACGGGTTGTGATTATATAAAAATTTTTTAGGGGGCCATCTAATGAAAAGTGGGTGGTCCCCTAGAATTATACACATATGTAGAGGGGTAGTGCTAGTAGCGGAGCTACGGGCGGGAGGGGGGGGTGGGGGTCACGTTTAAACAGACGAATGCAGGAATTGCCACTCATTATACTATTGCCGTAGAGTTCGACAGCATTACTCTACGTTACAACAACAACACATTGCATTTATGCAAGTATAGTCCAAGCATTGGCATAGAATATAATTATGTGTCGCAAGTATAGTTCAAATCAATTCATTAGTTCGTGAACATTATTACTGTTCGGGACTACATCGATAGTATTGATAGTCTTGATCAGTCCAAGTTTATCTATGGCTGACTGTATTGCAGACCTGAGTTCCGTAGGATTAGCATCGTCTAGTGACGAGTGGGTACTTATATCAGCTGTCACCGTCTGCTCAATATACAACCCCAATACTTTCCCTCGTAGCTCTTCTGCTTTGATTGCCGCGCTTATTTGACCCTTACTCATCGCGGCTTCCCTTAATGATATCAACTGTGCTAGATGCTCTTCCCTAACGTCTGAAGTAGTCGCTGATGTACCACTACATAACTGTACTACTCTTGCTTTGATCTTGTCCTTCTTCATCAGCCTTGACCCTTGGACATGTGCAGACAACACTGCATATCCTGCATCAATTGCCGCATCAGTTTGTGATCTTCCCCTTGCAATTGCTTGTGCAAACCGCTCTTCCTTCGCGGCAAGATACAATATTGCTTCGCTTTTATTGGCTGTTTCTGCTACTTCGCTACGTAACATTCCTATCCTGCCAACTATACTTTTCCTGTCACCACCATGCTTTGGCTTATCCATTGTCCACCTATTCTATGAATACTGTGTTAATCTGCTATGCGAATACTTAACACATCTTGCTTATACTATACAATACTTCATTGCGATGCTTTCCCGCCAGATAGGAATGTATTCTCATGAAAAGTTTTACTCACTTCGAGCACAACTTTAGAGCTGCCAAAATTTTTTCGGCTAAGTCATTGTAATCATTGAACAATCGTATTCGTTATTTTTCTCAATGTTTTCAATGGCTCAGTCAATCGATACTGTAAGTCATTGTAATCGTTGCACATTTGCTGTCGTTATTTTAGGCTTCGGTGCTGAATTCATAGGAATAAATTCTTATTCGGATACTAAGTCATTGTTATTGCTAGGTTTTTTCCATTCACCCCGATCTGCTACACGGCATTACAACCTAACCCATTGAAATCATTGAGCTTTTCTAGTTCTGCCATATACTCATTATAATATACAGGAAGCCATGCGTTTTTTGCATAGGACGTATTCCTTAAACGCATATCAAGAAACGAATCAGCTAAGTCATTGTAATCGTTATACAAATTGCTATTACCTTCCGCACCTTACGTTCTAAGTCATTGCAAACACTACGTTATTTTTAATTTGCAATGCCTGAAAAAACGTTTATTGCTTTGGTCGTCGGCGGCGGCAAGGTTCTGAAACTCCCTGACCCCTTGGGGTCTTGAAAGTCCCTAACCCCCAAGCCAAGACAGCCTACGCCTCACGAGCGTAACATCGTGCATCCCACGGTAAGAGTGGGTCTGGCCTACGCCCTATCCGGCCCATCCCAATGGATGGACACACGTCTGGATAGTCGGAGCGGGGACGGAATGGGGGTCGCACCGGAGGTGATAGTCCGGCAGTGCCTAACGGGTTTCCCAACCCGCCCATCAAAACACTCGCGGAGCATGGGCCGACATTGAAGTCGCCGTCTCCGAGCCAGTCAGGCTAGTCGGGAGAAGATAAAACCTACCCCGATAGCAAGGGTTCAAGAAACATTTATTGCCGCCTCCCGCCTGATTGATTGTCGGGCAGGGCGCGGCGTTTGGCAATTTTCAACTGCAATTTTTCAACTGGAGCGACGACAATGACAATGAATTGGGACGAAATAAACGAACTCGAAGAACTCGAAGCGAAGGCGCGGCTTGTAAGATTTCGTCAGGCGGCAGACGAAGAACACGGAGAAGGTTGGCTCGAACAACATGACAACGAACTGCGTCAGCGTAGTTTAAACGAACCTGTCTGGCGTTTTAGCGACATGAAAATTGGCAAATAATCCATCAAAACAACGGAGAACTAAAATGCGTGAATATTCAATCGTACTTCCTACCCATGACAATGACGGCACCTGCCTTGCGACACTGCATAACAGGCTGAAACGTGAACTGATCTATGTGTTCGAGGGTTATTCTGCAACGGCACAGACGGGCGGTTGGGTCAACGACAAAGGCCAAATGTTTGAGGAGCCATCCATCCGGTACACGGTAGCATCCACGAGCGAAAGCAAAGGTCTGACAACAGACATCATCGTGTCGCGCATCGCTAGAAAATATGGCATCTTGGCAGGTCAACAGGCAATGTATGTCGTCCTCGACGGCACTGTCGAAATCATCACAATCGGAGCATGACAATGCACATTATCGAAAGCATGGAACGGCAGATCATCAAGGCACTCGTGACCGAGGCGTTTAAACGGGGCTTTACAAAAATCATCATCGACAATGGCGGCGACGACGAAGAACAGATCACCTGCACCGACACCAAAGAGGTGATGGCGTCGATCCGGCAGACTGACGAAGAGCATATGTTTTTCGTGCACCCCGATAACCCAAAAATGTCATGGGTTTTCCTCGTGTACGGCAATGACGGATACGATGTCATCGCGGATCATTCGTTGAGCTTAAACGAGATGATCGAAACACTTGACCCGCTGATCCACACCCTCGAAGCACAATTCCACGGAGTATGAGACAATGAGAACGCTCAACGCAATCGCAAAAGAAATACGCACTGACTGGGCGAAGCCTTACTTTGGGGCTGTTCCATACCTACGGGCAATGTCGGAACTGTCAAGTATCGACGAGCACTATGGGTACGATGACGCACGGTCAATCGTTCGGTACTTCCTCGCCAATGCCGCAACGTATCGCGGTGACACAGCCAAGCGGTGCAAGGCTGAACTTAAATCAATGCTGTAAGGAGCAAGACAATGCGGAACAATGACATCCACAATGCAACCATGTTCGCGGAAGGTGCGACATCCATGCTCGAACATCAAGGCCATCTGGAGTGGGACATCTGGCTCTGGGCTACCAAGGTCGATCCCACACACACGATAAACCTGCACTGCAACGGCGTATCGCGGCCTCAAGCGACACTCTACGAGCACACCCCTGAAGGTGTAAATCTCGACACAGCACTTGACCTCTTTTACTAGGAGCATGACAATGACTGAATTCTTCATCGACATATTCGAACTTTTCTGCCTCGGCGCATTCATCACAGCTATTATCCTTTGGGTAATGTAGGATCATCAACCATGTACACCGCACAAATCAACGCTTTTGGGAACGTCCTTGTCTGCAAGGGTGATGTTGTAAGAAACTCATACCGGATCATCCACACCGGATCATATCAGGACTGTTTAAACGTTAAATTACAGAAAATGGGAGCATGAAAATGAGCACTGCGAAACCAAACTACGTCACAACCCGCGAAGAATGGTTCGGCAAGGTCGTCGATGAATGTCGCGAGACGTTTCTACAGGCAGGTATTCCGATCCCTCGCAACACACGCATCTCGTGCGGGTTCCCGTCCACTGGCAAGAACGGTAAACGTCTCGGCGAGTGTTGGAAATCATCTGCGTCAGGCGACGATCACTACGAAATCTTTGTCAATCCACGCCTCAGCACGGCGAAGGGCGAAGGTTCGTGGATTACGAAAGGTGCAACGCAATACCTCGAAGGTGATCTCGTCGTGTTCGGTCTGGTCGTGCATGAGTTAATCCACGCCTCGTTGTGGGACGCAGGTCATGAGAAACACGGACACGGGAAGCTGTTTAAACAAGCGTGTCAGGATGTTGGACTGAAGGTCTTGGCTCGAAACGGTGCGACAACCATGACCGAAGATGGCGTCAAGTGGGGCGAGGTCATCCTGAAACAAATCGGCGGCTACCCAATGGCTCCGATCCAGACAGGCGTCGAGGTCAAGAAGGGACAAACGACACGCATGGTACTCCTGCTAGACCCTGCGAACAACGACTACAAACTGCGAATGACGCGGGAACCGATCACGCAATATGGTCTGCCGAAAGCACCATCAGGTCACGACTGTGTGATCGATCCACTCAGCGCGATGAAGACCGAGTACACGACAGATGATCTGCTCGAATTCAAGTACGCCAAGCGTGATGGCAAGGAACTTGTGTTGACATCCAATGGCGAGGCACGTGCAATTGAAATCATCGACGAAATCGTAGGTAACATATGAAAATCATACACATCAACCGCAACATCATCCAATCAAACGCGAAACATGGGACTACACATCCCGTGGTTCGCGTTGAGAATGGCAAGTCAGTACGGTACTGCATGGAAGTACAGATTGACGGGCCATCACGCATGATCTATAGCCCCGATCAGCCTAGACCATGTGGAGCAAAACTGTGGATCGAAACCAAAGCACCTGTAACATTAATTGGAGAAAAACAAAATGAACAAGCTTGAAAAACTTATCAGCGTCATCATCACTGCACGTGAGACACATGGCAGGGTTCTGTCAGAACTCGGCTTCGATCAGCCATTCCGAAACCTCGAACGCTTTGCAAAGCAACAGGCCGCTATGCCTATGTACTTTGTTAGGGTCGAGTACGAGACATTGGGTGGACGCCCTGCCAAACTGGAACGGGCCGTTCCCGCACGTAATAGCATCCAAGCTATGGAAATTGTTGAACACGCTGTAAGGAACCGTAAGCGTTTTGCGGGTAAGCTTAACAGTCACGCAGTCAAGGTAAAAAAGGTGGCATGAGATGGATAACTACACAGCAGTCGGCATCGCAGAAGGTTTCATCGATGCCGACAACGAGGAGCAGTTCCTTGAAGCGTGGCAACACCTGATCGATACTGGTCTGGTGTGGCACTTA